CTATTGTCAAGGGAGATGAGATTATCTTCTCTCTAAATGACAATCTTAAGATTGCACCACTGCGAGGCAACACCAACCTACACTCATTAAATGATGGTACGTACCTTGCAGTGGTGCATATACTTTACACAACTAAGACAAGAACCTACGACGCGCGCATGTTTGGAATAAGAGACGGCTTGAATAAGGACTACACACACTTATTCGCGCGATACGACGAGCGCGGGCGGTTAATAGAACTAAGTGAGGAATTTAAGTTCATTAGTCCTGGAATTGAGTTTGCCGCAGGAATGGTGGAGATGGGTGATGATCTTGTAATTACATTTGGTAAGGACGATGTATCAAGTCACTACGCACGCATTCCAAAGTGGAAAGCAATAAAGATGCTATCCCGTGTAAATGACTGACGGGTACCTATCGTTAACTGGTCCAATCTTTTTTGACACCGCAAAGATGTTATCGCCGACGTGGTCCATTGCATAGCCCATAGTCTTTAGCTTATTCACGTCAGTGTAGTTGGGTTCCTCAAATGAATCCTCTGTCCAGCTGCTTCCATCAAACCCGGCAGCCTTAAGAACCGAAACGAGCGAGTGGATTGAGTATTCGTAGTTATGTCTCCACGGATCATTGTGCTTACGATACTGCATGTAGAAGTATGGCTCAATGCCTCTCAGAATCTTTGTAACTGCCCAAGTGGATACTGCGTTAGGTGTAGTAATGATAAGTGCTCCACCAGGCTTTAAGACGCGATTAGCCTCGGACAACATAAACATCGGATCAACGTCCATATGCTCAATAACCTCGCAACATAAAACAACATCAAATGTCTCGTCAGGTATTGGTAAAGGCGTTTCCTCAAGGTTAACGCGATAACCAGGAACCGTGATGCTATCACCGCAAAGTTCTAGATAAATATCATCAACAGAAGGCAAGTCAAGATTAAAGTCGGTAACATGCACTTCAAGGTCGGGAATTAACCTTTTCAAGGCTAAGGGTACAATTGCACCCGTGCCAAGCTCTAGCAATTTACCTTTTGGCTTTTGGTCAATTAACACTTGCAAAGTACGAGCCATGCGACGCTCGTGCGTCCTGTGATACAAATCATCGGCCGCAATTAGCTTTGTAAGTACTTCACGAATAGACGGATGAATGTCTTTATATGTATCAGTGATCAACTAGAGGGTATCCTTTATAGATGTATGATCCATGATGGCTTAAAACAATCTTTGGATCTATCCAGATTTTTCCTCCAAGAGCTTGCCAACGACGACAAAATGTGTAATCCTCGCTAAGATACCTATCGGTTTCTCGATCAATAGATGTATCAAATAACGCGTGAAGCTTAAGTTCTCTTTTTTCTATAGTTCCATCGACAAGACGGGTCGCTTCGTCTCCTCTATATGAGATCTCTTCTCCATAGTTGTCTATAAGAGCTTGTAGCGCAAAACGACTAATCAACATAAAACCTGTTCCAGCATCGTATACCTCAAGTAGTCCATCATAAAGTTTAACATCAATCTTTCCGGTCTTCTTAACCTTCTTTGATTCTGAAACTTTAGGAGGCATATTTATCACGTAGTTAACAGATCTTTGCTTTGCATCTTCTTCAGACTCAGCACCAACAACCCTATCCCAGGCAAGACCTTTTAGAGGGTACGCTGCAGCTATAACGTCCCTTTTATAAAGAACTAGCTTAAAAACATCAATAGGGTCAAATGAAATATCTGCATCAATAAACATTAGATGAGTCAGTCTCTCGTCTTCCATAAAATTGTAAACAATTTGATTACGAGCGCGCGTGATAAGGCTTTCATTTCCAATCGTTTGAAGCCCCATAGATATCTTGTTCTGTGCTGCAAACGCAAATAAGCCAGTCATTGAGCGCATGTAATACGAAGAACACATCTCCCCATAACAAGGAGTTGCGATAAGAATATGAGTACCGCGAAGGTACTGCAACTCCTCGTCAGAGAATGTGGATTGTTTTTTAGTCAAAGGTATGAGTCTCTACAATATTGAATCCATTACGACGCTCCATTACCATGTACCAATACTTTTCAAGTCCCATGTACTTATTAAGACTGTCAAGAACAATTGATACAGGAAGAGTAGAGCATGTGTAAAGATCAAACTGAATAAGACCAGGTTGTTCTTCATCCCATACGTGCAAGGCGATATGCGAGGTTTCAATCATTACTGTAGCAGTAAGACCTCGGTTACCTTCCTTGCTAACATACGAAGCGTATGGACCTTGAATGATCTTCATATCAATATCTGATACAAGTTGCTTCATCCATTCAATTGTTTCTTCCTCGTTTGTTGGAGGATTAGTGACATACCCATTTAGTAGGATATGGTTGTGCAGTGCCATAGGGCTTCTCCTTTTGTATTACGTCTTGTCTTGAGTACATTATAATATGACCATGGGCTTTATAGACACCTCTGAAGAGACTAAAGCAGATATACGCACTGATAACGGCGACCACGACCGATTCTCACATTATGTAGATAAGGACAGCGTCGCTGAAGCATATATCAACGGGACACCAGTAATTGCCTTGTGTGGGAAAGTGTGGGTACCCTCCCGTGATCCAGAGAAGTTTAAGGTATGTCCTACCTGTAAAGAAATCTATGAAGCTTTATTTTTAGGCTAGACTGGGTTTACACACTAGTACAAAACTAGGTATAATCTGTTATCTAAACTTTAGTCAACTAATACAAAAATATGGGAGTGTAGCGTGAGCCTTTTCTCTTTTCGTCTAAATGAAGAGTTTGTTTCAGGATATAAAGGAAAGAAGGCACCATTTGGTTATACAGACGCTGCTGGAAACTCCGTTGGAGAGATTACTTTTCTTCGTACTTACTCTCGACTAAAAGAAGACGGCACCAAGGAAACTTGGGTGGATGTATGTCAACGAGTTATTGAGGGCATGTACTCTATACAAAAGGATCACTGCAAGAGTCAAAGATTACCATGGAATGATTCACGTGCGCAGGCGTCTGCTAAGGAAGCATTTGAGCGCATGTTCAACTTAAAGTGGACACCACCAGGACGTGGTCTATGGGTTATGGGAACACCACTCGTCAACGCGCAACGTAACTCTGCAGCACTACAAAACTGTGCATTTGTTTCAACAATGGAAATGACAAAGGCAAACCCTGCACGTCCATTTGCATTTCTAATGGAAGCATCAATGCTTGGTGTTGGTGTAGGATTTGACGATAAAGGTGCAGACAAAGACTTTACAATATACGAGCCGAAAGGAGAGGAAACATATGTCGTCCCAGATACCAGAGAAGGATGGGTTGAATCTCTCTCGCTCATCGTCAATGCTTACCTACGACCAGATCAGAAGACTCCACTATTTGACTACTCGCAAGTACGCCCAGCAGGCACTCCAATCAAAACCTTCGGAGGAACAGCAGCAGGACACGAACCATTAGAAAAACTCCATAACTATATTCATAAGATATTTAAGGGGCGTGCAGGTGAAAAGATTACTCGTAGGGATATTGCTGACATCGGTAATCTTATTGGTGTGTGCGTGGTTAGTGGCAATGTTCGCCGTAGCGCTGAGCTACTTATTGGTCGAATTGATGATGCTGACTTTCTAAACTTAAAGAACGCCGAGGTCTATCCCGAGCGTAACTCATACGACCCTGCAGCGCCTGGTTGGGGTTGGATGTCAAACAACTCTGTTGAAGCATACGTTGGCGCTGACTTAAACCCGATTGTTGAAGGCATTGCCCGCAACGGAGAACCTGGTGTTATCTGGCTAGATATGTCACGTAAGTATGGACGTCTTGCTGATCCAATTAACAACAAAGATCATCGCGTGGCTGGGTATAACCCTTGCGCTGAACAGTCATTGGAATCATACGAGTGCTGCACACTCGTTGAGACATATCTAAACCGTCACGATGATTTAGAAGATTTTAAGCGCACGCTTAAGTTCGCGTATCTATACGCTAAGACTGTAACACTACTTCCTACACACTGGGAAGAGACCAACGCAATCATGCAACGCAATCGCCGTATTGGTACTTCTATCTCAGGTGTAGCAAACTTTGCAGACACAAAGGGTCTTCCAGTTCTTCGTGAGTGGATGGACGAAGGATACAAGCACATCAAACAATACGACAACACTTATTCAGAGTGGCTTGGTATTCGTGAGTCAATCAAGATGACAACAGTTAAACCATCAGGAACAGTTTCAATTCTTGCAGGTGAGTCACCAGGAGTTCACTGGACAGTTGGTGGGGAGTACTTTGACCGCGCAATTCGCTTTGCTAACTCTGACCCGATGTTGCCACTGTTTAAGATGGCAAACTATCGCGTTGAGCCTGCGTCAGAGTCACCAGAAACAACATCAGTGGTATTCTTCCCTATTAAGTCAGGTGCGCGTCGCTCAGAGAAGGACGTAACAATCTTTGAGAAGATGAACCTTGCTGCAACCGCGCAAAGATATTGGTCAGATAACTCCGTATCAGTTACCGTATCATTTGATAGTGAAAAAGAAGCAGAGCATGTGGGAACCGTATTACACATGTATGACGGCCAATTAAAGACCGTTTCGTTCCTGCCACAGGGTAACTTCACATATCCACAGATGCCATACACTCAGATCACCGCTGAGACCTATGACGATGCAAGGATGAAGTTGTTTCCAATTGACTTTGCTGGTGTGTACGCAGGTATGGCCGCTGATGCTGTTGGAGAAGCGTACTGCACAACGGACGCCTGTGAGATTAGACTAATAAAGGATAATGCATGAAAACAGTCTTATACACAATGCCAGACTGCCCGCAGTGTAATGCAACTAAGAGATATCTTGAAGAAGGCGAAATCAACTACTCGACTGTTGATCTAAGCACGAATCAGGAAGCCTACGAACTTGTTTCTTCCTTGGGGTATAAGAGTGCGCCAGTTGTAATAAGTGGAGAAAATCACTGGAGCGGTTTTAGACCAGATAAAATTAAATTACTTAAACTTATTAAAGACAACCAGTAACTACTGCAACTATAACTAGGAGGAACGATGGCAACATATACTGTATACATCACCGAGTCAAAGAACTACCAGACTGAGGTAGAGGCTGCATCATACGAGGCTGCACTTTCAGCCGCAATTGCAACTGATACGACAACACTTACTGCAACAGTAGATAAGTCAGTTAGCGCACGACTAGCGTAACTATGGCGGTGTACGAATACACTTGTGAGAACAAGCATGTGTATATTGACGAGCGCCCGATGGCGCAGGAGGACACAGTAGTAGGCTCTGCATGCGAGATATGTACAAATGATTTACAACGTGTATATAGTAGCTCAGCAATAATCTTTAAGGGACCAGGTTTTTATAGTTCGCGTAGATAGGGGAAGATGCGCTTGGATCAAGAGACTGAAGACACAGATGTACAAAGGCGACGCAGGAGCTATAGTGAGGTTCACGGGTTTGTAGGTAGATTTCCAAACTTTATAAATGAGGGAAACCCACCGTGCTCCGAAGCAAATCCAGAGGCATTTTTTCCGGAGAAGGGTATGGCCAACACCACCTGGGAAGAAATGAGAATGGCACAAAAAATATGTAAAACTTGCCCTTATAAGACCCCTTGTCTAAACTGGGCGATAGACAACGCAGAGATGGGCATCTGGGGAGGAACAACAGAAAGAGAGCGAAGACTACTAAGACGCTCAAGACGGTTTGCTTCTTAAGTGATAGGATAACTATCTAACACCTCTGGGGAGAGGGTACGACACTTCCAGGGAGAAGCGCGATGGCAGATAAGAAAAAGGTCTACAAGAAGACCGTAGTGGCTGTTACTTCAGCCGCACTTGGGTTATTATTACTATCAGGATGTGGGTATCAAGGCAGTTACCGTTATCATTGCCAGGATCCTGTAAACTGGGGAGCAAAGGAGTGTGTAATGCCAGAGTGTAAAGCAACTGGTGTATGCACAGCAGATCTACTCGGATATGATCCTTTAGCACCAGAAACAACAAAAACTGAAGGGACACCAAATGAGTAAAGAAAAATTTAGATATTCAGCGGCTGACTTAGACGCGAGATTAAAGTTTACACTTGGTCTTATACTTGGAACAATTTTATTGTTCACAACAATGGGAATTCTTTACGCCCTTGTTTTTGTTACACAGCCAGTAGGTGCACAGTCAGAGAACGACAAGATGTTCTTTAACGTGCTAGGAAGCGTCGCAACATTCATTACAGGAACCCTTGCAGGTTTACTAATTGGACAGTCTGGCGCTAAGGATATTATGCAGGCTCAACTATCCAATAAGGAAATGGACGCCAAGAACACACAAGCGGATAAGAAGCTTGAGGCAGAGATTGATGCAACCGCTGCGCGTTTAGCAGCTAAGCCAGATGGCGCAATGCCAGAGGAACAACCTGTTGACGCAGATTGGGATAAATAATATGTGTGCAACATGTGGATGTAAGTCAAAGCCTAAGCCAAAGCCAAAGCCAAAAGGTAGATAACTAATGGAAGATCCATTTGCACCTCTACCTACTCCACCAGGCAATAATTCCCATCCACCAGGCAACGATAGAGAACTGGCTATAAGTATTGAAACTTCTGTTAGAGACGGCTTGCTTGCAAACCTAATGGAGAGAGTTCAGAACTATAAGAATTGGGAAAGTTACAACGAAGAACAGCGCAGTGCATTGATGCGTTATCGTCAAGATTTAATAGACGTCACAGACCAAGAGGGCTTTCCTTACTACATAGTATGGCCTCAACCACCATTTTAATAAGTCACTAAGGAGAAATAACTATGGCAGAACAAGGAACAGCAGCTCGTTTAATTGAGGTTGCAACAGCAGAGGTTGGGGTCATTGAAGGCCCTAAGGATAATGAAACAAAGTATGGTGCTTACACTAAGGCTAACTTTCAACCTTGGTGTGGATCATTTGTTAACTGGTGTGGAAACGAAGCAGGGGTAAAGATTCCTAATACCGTTTACACTCCTTCAGGAGCGCAAGCATTTAAGAAGGCTGGCTCTTGGGTTGACGGAGACATCGCAGACCCAGAACCAGGAGACATCGTTTATTTCGACTTCCCTTCAGATGGTGTTGACCGGATTAGTCACGTAGGTATTGTTGTAAAAGACAACGAAGATGGAACTGTTTGGTGCATTGAAGGAAACACTACTTCAAAGAAAAAAGGAAGCCAACGAAATGGCGGAGAAGTTTGCAAACAACTTCGTGCTTTTAAGAAGAACAAAGCTGGACTTCAAGTTTCAATTGTAGGATTTGGTCGCCCTAAGTTTAAGGGTGCTGGAGCTAAACCTTCAACCGCAAGTGCGCCTACAGAGAAAAAGGAACCAGCAGAGGTAATGGCTGCCATCGGATTATTAAAGTCCTATGGCTATACAGTTACAAAATAAGTAGTAGTGTACTATCTAACGCATCTTACCTTTCAAGGAGTGTTTCTTGCAACTTTAGTGACTGCTACATTTATTGGCTGGTGGTGGGCAGAGCGTGAATGATGCAGAACGCATCAAACCTTGGATATGTGCTGTATGCGGAAAGCGCTGGGTAATTCCTGATCTAGCAAGAATGTGTGAAGAAAAACACGACTAGTCCTGCAGTTTAAGCTTTAACTTATGTAGTTCAGGATTTGCAATTGGACAACCGTCAGGTTTAGTTCCTTTTTTATAATAATAATGTTTCTTTTCTGGATTAGCTCCTCTATCGTCTGACCATTCCTTATAAGAATCGTAGTTAGGGTGCTCTGTTATCTCCTTAAATACTGGAGTAAATTCCTCAAGAACAACTGAATTAACTGGAAAGAAATGAACAAAAGGCGTTCCTGCCTTAAAAGTAACAGGACGATTTTTATATCTAATCTTCCAATTCATCGTAAATGTGTATGGTGCCCAGTGGGTTTCAACTACACCTGTAACTGGAGCCGCACCTTTAATATAGTGATTTGGCGAACCTGTGACATAAAGGTTATATGGCTCAGGTGTCTTAACAAGATACCAGCAATAGAATGTTAGAACTCCATGACCAACAAGTGACGCGCAAAGAATCTCACCGCTTTGTTTATCAAATTGACCAGAGATAATTTGTAAACCGTCCGGTGACTCTCCTCCATCCCACACCACAACTATATCTTGAGTTAAGTAAATCTCCCAGCCGTGGGAATTTGCACGCACAATAGGAATGCAATGATATGGATGTTTGTTTGAGCTAGCATCCATCCAGTCACGCTTATGACTAGCCTGACGTACTTCTGGGCGGTGATTAGGATCTATAGCGTATAGCTCTAACTCCACTACCTAGTCTACCTCTTCTGGTTCTAGCATCGCAGTACGCTTAATTTCTTCTAGTTCAGCCTTAGTTGAAGCAAGCTCTAGTTCATACGAAGCTGCAATGTTTGCAATACGAGTGCTAAGGTGATTAACAATATACTCGAGTTGACGAATCTTTTTATTACTTTCGCTAGCTATGTCCACTAGAAACCTTCCCTGTTATACGGTTGAATACCAAATGTTTCAATAAAGTTGTAAAGCCCATCAGTGTAGATGCTAGCAGTAGATGCTAGATCCGCTGGATGATGAAGATCATCCACGTTTGTAAATCCCCAGTTCTTGTGCATGTAGTCTCTCATACCGGGAGTAAGTTTTTCAACAAACTCGTCGATGGTCATGTAACCACGAGCGCGAAGCTCCTTGTCATCTGGAGTGTAATGAATAGAGTTAGTTGGTACTTGCTTGTTTTTCTTTGCCATTAACAACCTTCCTTGAAATCTTAAGTCCTGTTTTATCATCTGTGTAGTAGTCGCCATCATAGGTAAAGCCGGTTCCTTCAACCGCAATTACCCATGCTTGACCTTTAATTCGTAAAAGCCAAAGCATGACATTAAGAATCTTAGTCTTCCACTCTGGCATATCTACGACAACAAAAACGGGGAGATCTTGTTTTTTCTTCTTAGGCATCGTTACCTTCTTCATGAAAACACTTAAGTGAGCCTCCGCATTTTTGGCACATATCGCTTGCTTCAAAATACTTCTTAATGATACTAATAAGCGTATTCATCTTAAAGTTCACCTGCAATTGCAAACGCCTCAGACGCTGTAAGTTCATTCACCACTGTGATAGGTGTGGTAGTTCTCATGACGAGATCATCGCCATTTTTCCACGTCATACGCAGTGGGAACGACACTGAACACGAATAGATCTCTTCATAAGGATACCACACTGAATCATGCTCGACGTGGGAAGCATCATCGCCGGGAATACGCAAAGCGCGCTTGTTGGCAAGATCAATCACGTATGAGCTCTGCTCTGTGATAACTTGAATATAGTCAGAGTTGTAGTGGTGGGTCACAATACTTAAGTCTGGGTTGTCCACGTCTACTCCTCTTGTCTTAGCGTATCTTTTAAACCTTCTAGACTGTTCTCTGTTCATTTACAAGCTACTTTGTGTCTATCTTATAGTCGTTAAGAACAACGTCTACAGCATCGCTTAAAGAGTCACTAAGCAGTTCTACCTGCTTATCATTAAGGTGAGCAAAGTCATTCTTAGTAAGTATAACCTGAAATGAAAGTGCGTCTATAGCCTTACGTTTTTCTAACCTTTTCATTTTGCGTCCTCCGTTTCTATGTATCTGTTCCAGCAAGATTGGCACCTATGCCCTTTTGCGTCGTTATCCCAAAGATGAGATAGACGCACAACAACCCTGCCCTTGCAGTTAATACACTGCACGGGGTGTCTTTGTACTTTTTTAAGAGAGGTCGTCTTGATCTCTGAGTTTGGCACGATGTACTCCCCAGTACAATGGCTGAGAGGAAGAGATGCCTAGTGCACTTGCAACCTTTGCAAGTGAGATACCTTTGTCATACTCTGCTGCAAGTGCAGTGTGATAAGCGTCAGGAGACTTTTCCTTAGCTTTTTTAATTCTGTCAATGCCTTTTTGAGTTTGCACCTCAGTCATTGAACTCTTTTTGCGAGACGGTTCTGCTGGAATGTCCGCTGTAATAACTCGACGGCGTAGACCTGCGTAGGTAACGCCTAATTCTTCTGCTAGTGCAACAAGAGATCCACCCTTCTTGTAGTACTCTACAAGCAGTTGGGTGTACTCACGACTAGCCTTATGCTCTGGTGTCATGTGTATCCTTGATCCGAAAGCCTTCTTTGCCAGTGGCAAAATTGGCTTAATCTTCTTTGAGTATGTTTCTAATAATTTATCTGGTGCCACAGTCGGCATTATTTTTTGTTCCCCTCGTTAGTTTCTCGTATGGACACGTGAATTCCAGCTTTTTTATTTAGATAAAGCTGAGTTTCAATTAGTCCTTTAACCGCAAAAACAAGGGAGGATTCATATGATCTGTTTGCATCGCTTGGTAAATCAATATCAACTCTTACCCAAGCGCCACGATATTCATCATGTGGTTCTAAAAGTAGAGTCTTACTCTTTACCTTTGTTATCTTCGAGATTAGGTCTATAGCTTGACGCGCCGCATTCTCTGCTACGTCCTCGTCTACGTTTACTATCTCGACCGCAAGCACGGCCATTTGTATTCCTCCTTGTATCATTCACGTTAGTGGTTTTATTATAACGCAAATCTAAGGATTTATACAACTTAGGCTATTTCTTTGCTTCCGCTCGTTTCTTTTTTAAGGCTTCAAAGTCTTTAACCTTTGTATCACCAAGATAGCCCCAGGCGTATCCACCTGCAACAAGAGCTTCATTCACTGATAAGGATTCACCATCAAGATAAAGCCAACCAAGGATTCTTCCATACTTTTCAGTTGAATCCATTTTTTCAGTGCGAATAACAATACTTTTTGCATTGTTAATAAGATCACCGAGCTTCTTCTTAACCTCTAAACCTAGTACCTTTTCTTCCTTATTTGTAGTACGAGATTCAGGGGTATCAATTCCCGCTAGACGGACGCGGGAAGAGAATGAAATATCAAAGCCTAGATCAATCTCAACGTCAATGGTGTCACCATCAACAACCTTTGTAACCTTCTTAACAAGATACTCGTACATATTCTCCCCTTAGTTATTATTCTTCTTCATCCTCTTTAGGATTACGAATACGATAGGTTGCTACCCAAATAAAGGTAGACCATAGAATAGCGTATCCAACAATCGTTCGAGCTGAACCATCAAGTACTAGCCAGGCAATAAACATGCCAAGCAGCGTCCATGTCTGGTCAAGCATGTCACGGATAAAGTCTTTCATTATTTAGGTCTCCTTCTTGGTTTTATTTTATTTTGCTTCTTAACTTGCTTCTTAGGTTTCGTGCCGCCTTCTTTACCAAGAGGTGCGCCACCGTCGTTACGTGGAGCAGCTGGTCCACCAGCACCGCCACCCTTAGATCCTCCACCTGAAGGAGCACCACCACCTGTACTTGCTGCACTTGCTGCCGCAAGTTGAGCAGCTCCTGCCGCCGCGTTAACCGCTGATTGAACGGCAATTCCTGTAACAACAACCGCGGCTACAATGACATCCTCGGACTCTTCGCGTTCCTCCTCAGACATATCCGAGCCCAGACTTCCAAGGGCTAAGAGGACCTGTCCAGGGTCAGAGAATATGGCGCCAATAAGTTCCTCAGGATTTGCAAGTGTCTCAAAAGCATTGCCAACCTCGGCAGTAATTACAACGCCGTTATTAAGTTCAATCGGTGTATCAGGAGGTAGATCCGCAAGATCAATGCCTGCTTCTGCAACCGCGTTAACATCTACACCCTTATCACCAGCAAACTGTTCAACAAGCGCATCTGCAACAATATCTTTTTCAGCGGAGGTCAAGTTACCATCACCGGAGACAAGCGCAACAATCGCCGCAACGTCTTCCTTGGAAACTTCACCATCTCCTGCAAGAGCGTCAAGAACAGATGCAACCTCATTGGTTGTAAGTTTTCCATCCTCGGACAGAGCTTCAACGAGTTGATCTGTTTCCTCCGCGCTAACCTCGCCGTCGGCTGCCATTGACTCGGCGATAGCTTCAACCTCATCTGCAGTAACCTTTCCGTCTGCAAGAGCGTCATCAACCTCTTCAGTTATTTCCTCTTCAGTTGGTGTATTATCTTCAGATGGCGTTTCCTCTTCTGGAGTTGGTTCTGGATCAACTGGAGTTTCAGGTTGTTCTGGCTCTGGATCAATCGGAGTTTCTTCTTCAGGAGTCTCTGGCTCTTCAGTCTCGGGTTCTGGCTCTACAGGATTCTCTGGCTCAGTAGGACCATCTGGGTCAACAGGGTCTAATGGATCTACATCAGGGTCTGCTGGGTTTTCTATTTCAATAGGTGTTGTGGTATTATCATCAGGTGAAGAAGAATCATCGTCTGGGTCTGTTTGTTCTGGTGACGGCTCTGTTTGGTCTGGTGTCGGCTCTACTGGCTCATCTGGCTGCTCGGGCTCTGTCTCGGGCTCTTGAGGAGTCGGATTTGTGGGAGTCGGATCAGGAGTAGTTTCGTTATTATTGTCAGATGAGTTTGTATCCGGATTCGTATTATCAGTGGATGGCGTGGCATCTGGAGTTGTCGGGGCAGGATCAGGAGTCGATTGAGAAGATCCTCCGTTATTTGTTGGTGGAGCCGGAGTCGGATCCGCAACAAGAAGCTGAGTAGAAACTTGCTCAGAGTATTTTGCAAGTGAATCATTATCAGAGCGCACAGTAATTTGATACGTCTTATCTAATCCGCCAGTTCCTTCAAATAGTGAAGCTGGAATAACAATACTTGTGTTAAGAGCATTCGCATCTCCTGCGTTACCAGTTGCTATTCCCCAGCCGGCACCACCCACAGACCAGGACACCGCGTAACGCTCTGGCATAACTAATCCTGTTGGCGCAGTCCACGTTACTTGAACATCACCATTTGATAGTTGTGTTACCTGCACGTTGCTTGGTGCATTAACCGGTGTTTGGTTGATAAGCTCTGTTTGAACAACAGTCTGCGCAGTGGCAACCGCTGTGATTGCTTCTTGTGTTTCGGTGATTGCAGTCTGAGCAAGTGCAACGTATTCCGTGCGAGCAGTCTCAGCGGATTGCGCTAAAACGAGAGTTGCCTGTGCTGATGTAAGATTTGTTTGTGCCTGGGTCTCTGTTGTTTCAAGAGAAGTAAGAACTGCAGTCTCGGTGTTAAGAGTAGCAACTGCAGATGCTAGTGCATCCTTTTGTTCCTGCGTTGCGTTTGATGTTGTAAACTCAGTTCCAGGAACTACCTCCCAGGTTCCTGAAGAAGTGTAGCGCATAAACGCAACGTGAGCTCCACCACCGTTTTCGTAATACCACAACTCAAACACCTTGCTAGTTCCTACCGCAGTTACAACGTCAACGGTTGATCCGCCTCCACCTTTGTCATGCCAGTCATTGATAACAAGCTCACCATCAAGATAAAGTTTTACACCGTCATCTGCTGGAGCGTAAACGTATTGTGTTCCTGTGTACTGAGGTGTCCATATACCGGTGTACTTAACAACGGTATCCTCGGATCTGTTAGAGCCAGCAATTGTTCCTCCGCCCCATTGTTCACTAATTCCATTTGTATCTGTCGTCGTAAGAATAGGTGTTGCTCCTACAGGAATACTTGGTGCGTTGTTTTGTCCTTGAACGCTATAGACCTCTACCTTTAATCCTTGAGATGTGTTTGTGTCAACAACTGTCTGCGCAGTATCCTTTGTTGTTTGCGCAGTAGCAACAACAACCTCCTGGGCGTCAACCGCAGTCTCGGCCGCTGCTAGAACTGCTGTCTTGTCAGCAACAACCTCGGTAGCTGATGTAACAGTTGTAGTTGCACCAGCTGCTGCTTGTAAACCGTCTGCAACATCCTTCTTTGCATCTGCTGCTGCAATTGCTGTGGCTGCCTCGGTAATTGCAGTTTCTGCTGTCGTAATCGCAGTTGACGTTGCAGTGGTAGGCGTGATGTCAACTGCCTTAACTGTTTCAAGAGTTGCAGTAATAACTGGAACAACCGCGTTGGAGACAGTAACCTGTGCATCAGCAACCGCAACCGCTGCCTGATCTCCTTCAACCTTTGTAGTAGCGGTAGCTACTTCAACCTGTTGTGTTGCAGTAATAACCTGTGCCTGTGCAGTTGCCTCAGCCGCTTGCGCAGTAGACAAAGTTGTTTGCGCAGTGGTAAGTGCTTGAGTTGCAGTAGTCTCAGTTGTTTGAAGAGTTGTAAGGGTTGCCTGCTCTGTTGCAAGAGTGGTGTTAGCTTCCTGGGCTGCTGCAACGAGAGCTGGGTCCGAGGTTGTCTTTGTAATTACAATGTTATCTACAACGTAATAATCAGCGTCCTTTACAATGGTGACGGTGTCAATGTTTGTACCTGTGACCGTCTCCGTTGTAGTGTAGCTAACAGACTGAAGTTCAGAAGATACGTTGTTGTCCATAACCGTTGTGGTCGTGGTTCCATCGGTGTTCGTTGTAATGATCGGTGTGTCGCCGTTTTTAGCGTACACACCCATCACAACTTGGGTAACTGTTCCTGTGTTAGATGGATTAACGTCAATCACAACGTTATTGGCTGGATTGATAATTACAAGACCAGGTCCTGATGTTTGAGGAGTATTCCAGCTTCCACCAATAGATACGCCGGTAGATCCTGTAGATGACGTAACAGTTGTTGTTCCTGTTGTAATCGTTACAGCACTTGTTGTGTTGTTAGTAAATGTCTCGGTAACTGTTGTAGACGTGTTTGCCGCGTTAGCTTCTGCCTGAGCAGTGGTTGCCGCTTCCTGTGCAGCAGTGACAATAGGTGTCTGTGTTGCGACTGCAGCGGAAGCCTCGGTGACTGCTACCTGTGCAGTTGTAACCTGCGTGGTAGCCGTCGCAATCTGGGCGGTTGCCTCGGTGACCTGCGTGGTTGCAGTTGTAAGAGAAGTTTGAGCAGATTCCTGCGCTTGCTCAGCGGAAGCCGCCTCGGTAACCTGTGTAGTTGCATTTGTAACCGCTGCTGTAACAGTTTCGGTTGGTGAGGTAACGGTAGATAAAACAGTGGTTACCTGTTCTATTTTTGTCTCTAACGTGTTACTATTTGTATCAACCGAAGACGAAAGGGATGATGATGGACTGGATGTCGTTTGCTGTTGGGTTTCTTGCGAACTTTGCGTTCCTTGGGATTGTTGCGACGTTTGTTGCTGTGAAGGCTGTGAAGGATCAGAAGAAGTAGAGTTCGTTGTGGTTGGCGAGCTATCACCGGTACCTGTTGTTTGGGTGCCGGTGGTATTTTCTTCTGCGTGAGCTGAGTTAGAAGAAAACACAAGTCCAATACCAGCCACACCTGTAGCTAGTAATAACCTACCTTTATTTCTTGATTCGCGCTCTCCCTCGCCTTTTTGGCGGAGCGACATTTACTTCCTAATTATTAGTATCTGTATCAGTATTGGGTATGTATGAAGGGTGGGCTTCTTTGTCTGGCCACGTCATCGCGCGGACATCAAACGCTAGGGTCATTACCTCGTTAACGAGGTCCTCTACTACGATGAGTAGGTCTGCACGTCGATCTACGTTGATTGGATCTACAAGCTCCTCTCTTACAATTGCAACAGTATTGACGCACGCTGAAAGTCGTTGTTGGTTGCGAGCGAGCGCCTCCAAGAACAACGGATGATTGTATGGACTGTCATCGTGCATGTAGATAATTTTACACGCTAAAGGTAGATATGACTTGTCTTATTACTCTGTTTCTTTAACTTCTTCTACGACCTGTCTGCCAAAATACATAATAATTGAGAGGACAGCAATGGTAAGTCCAATGACGATATACCACGCAAATAAACCTAGAGTAGCAGCAATGAGAAGCATCGCCGCAGGTACGAGATATGAGACGAGTTCACCGCGAACATTAGGAATATCCTTGAGAGAGTGCTCGACGTAAAGCTTAACGGTCAACGGCCAAAAGGCTGCACTAAGAAATACGACTATGAAAAAGGCAGTAATAGCCTCATCGTCCGCATCGGAAAGGAGCTTGTTTGTCTCCTCGGTCGCCTTAAGGTTGCGATAAACCAGGTAGGTTAGTAGCATAGATTTATTATATCAGGTCGACAGACTAGGGCAAAAATAGGGTGAGCGGCCCTGGGTCATACTAAGCGGAAACAGCAAAAAATAATCACTTACGATAGGGAAGATAAGGTAGATCCTACTAAGCAAAGAAGTGAAAGCAAAATGTAAAAAACGCTTAGTATCCTGATACTTATATATCGTGTATCTATGAATCGAGATTATTATTAGTTTACGTGTATAAGGTCTAAGAGTAGAGCTAACGAGAAATATAGTCTCAATTTATAGTTTCATAATTTATAGTAGTTATAGTATACAAATCATAAGAAGTAGTATATTATGACTCTAACGAAAGGAGTTTCTATGATTGAACAATGGGGTACCGAGGTTGCTCTAGTCATCGCAGTGGTGACTGGAATCTTTGTTCTTCAGGTTGGGAAGAAGGAAATGAACAAGACCAGTTTGGGAAGATGGTTTCAGTTTATTCTTGCTGCCTGCCTGCTTATCTCAGTCGCAATGTACTTTGGATTGCGTATGTCAGGAGTTAATCCTTGAGCAGCAACCCATTTGACTTTATGGATTTCTCACTAGAAGAAGCAACGGGTGAGGATGAACGGCTAAGAAATAAGCCAGTCGAGCGAGATGGACGGATCTGCCTTTGCGGGCACCCAATGTCTCGTCACACGATTATCAACGGAATGGTTTTCTGTAAGCCGACTCGTATGGAGTGCCCATGCAAGAAGGCTCGTGCGGTTATCGAGTGTAACGATGTGAGACCGTTCCTAAGGAAGACTGAAGGTGCAGGTCCCATGCACGCGTTGGGTCGAGGACTTGCCGCTGCAGTAACTAAAGGATTTGAGATTACCTGGCTGGTTGATAAGAAGTGTGACCGTTGCGGTACGGAAGGTCCCGTGTCTCCTGTCCCTGTAACTCAACGAGGCATATCAACAAGTAAGGCAACTGGGTTTGATGCCCTATTGTGTCAAGCCTGTAGGCAGGAGGTCTAGGTGATTAAGCTACAGAGCCCGTTTATTGTGACAAGAAAAAAGCCAAGGCTAATTAGCGTCAGGTGTTTTCATTGCGGTAGAAATGTGTATGTTACTCAAGAAAAGCTTCGAGTAACTAACTTCTGTGAGGAGTGCTGATGCCAGCGGTAAGCAGTGCCGAGAACATTCCACATTACGATGTAGTGATTGCTACTCCAGGAACTTCAATGAAGGCTGAGTACGTTAAAAGCTTGGTGAGTACCTGCGCGACACTTGATGATCTAGGAATCACCTACACGTTTCTCAATCGTCAGTCCTCCTTTGTAGCGACTGCCCGTGAGCTAACCGCCATTGATTCTTCCTTGCACGACTATGATGTATCTTCCATTGGTTCAGGGAGATTTACCTACAACAAGATTTTTTGGATTGACTCGGATATTGAATGGGAACCTGTTGATTTCATAAAGCTATACAGTTCAGATCTTCCTATCGTCTCTGGGCTGTACCAACTTGACACTGCCGGATCTGTTGCAGTAGGTTTCCCCAACAAGCACGGAGTCCCTACTCGCGTAAACAAGATCGAGTTCCTTCTTCATGAAGAACCTGTAGAGGTCGGTGGAGTTGGATTTGGTTTTCTTGCGGTGAAGACTGGAGTCTTCGAAGATCTTCCTCGACCTTGGTTCCTCATTGCAAAGATTAGGTGGGAACCTACTCGAGACCTAAAGGTTAACATGGGAGAAGATTACTCCTGGTGTGAACTTGCTAAGGCTAATGGATACAAGATCTGGCTAGACCCAACGGTGAAGGTTCGTCATCATAAGGAGACGGTGTACGAGATCTAATGCCAGTTAAAGATAGTGACAACCCTCTGCTCTATAAGGGACCTCGGACTCCAGTAGTCATGTCCCGTATTTGCGGATTTTGTAATGCAAGGGACTGTGACAAGTGCTGTCACGAGATTCCTTACTTTGAGAAACTGTGGATTTGCCCCTGTGAGTGTAACAAGGGTTGGATACCACAGGATTTAGGATCTGCTGTAACGATAAAGAAACGGAGAACAAATGAAGTGCGAGATGTGCGACTATCAGGAGAAGCCGGACAACCTTCAGAAGATAGTACTTCAAGCGGAGACTTGCCAGCTTCGTCTATGCCGGAAGGCGAAGGTAGTTTGGAGGGACGGACAGATGACATTGACAATGACTCCTCAGGATAACGAGACTGTTTTTGGAGTAGAGATTAAGGATGTTCCTCCAGCCCCTGTTCCTCCAATTTCGATACCAAGGCACCTAAAGTCTAACACGATTGTAGAAGATCTTTCCCTATCAGCCAATGTAAAAGATGAGGACACAGATGAGCAGCGACAATAAAGAGCTAGACCGGTTGGTCGACAGAATGGCTTATGCCATGAAGACCATGTCATTCTCCCCTGACAATGAACAAAGAGTAGTAGAGCTTGAGCTAGCCGAGCGAGCAGTACGAAGTATCCTTAAGGATTGGTTTGAGTCTATAGACAACACCATGGACAAGATGATTGATGACTGGGAAGCACGTATGGAAGGTGAAGAAACCTTCTACAGTCTTGGCATCCGTCGCGTTAAAGATATGATTCGCGGTGACGACTCGATAGGAACTCCCTAAGCAGTTTGGTATTCTCCTCCGTTAGATTCATATAATCTGTTTCTGAGGATACACCACCAGCGGCGCTTTCTCCTCTCTCATCAAAAATACTTCTCAAGTTTCCCGATACAGTTATCTTGTCGGACAACCTTTGTCCGCATAAGGAGATATCTCTATGGACAAACTACTTTCACCTAGCAACAAGGCAATGCTCGCTTCATGGGCACGTTCCTTTGTTGCAGCGGTAGTAGCGCTATACTCAGCAGGACAAACAGATCCTGCGATGTTACTTAATGCAGGAATCGCGGCAGTGGTTCCAGTAATCATTCGCTTCCTTAACAAGAAGGATCCAGCTTTCGGTCTTATTGCAAAGAAGGTTTTAGACGCAGCGCAAGCTGAGGTCGCAAAAAAGACGAAGAAGAAAGCAGCGAAGTAAAGACCATTTAGGTCGAGGCAGTCTCCGGTCCCAGTCCTCTCCCCCGCGGATCGGAGACTGTCTCCTTTTTTATTTAAAGATACTATAGTTTTCTATGAGTACAGATGTAGATCTATTTGGTAAACCGATGGAGGAAGAGAAGCCCGTCATTGAAATTGACGAGCCGATTAACCTGCGTCCGGATCTTTCAACCTACGGCATCATTGAGGTAGAGCGCGGTGTCTGCGAGGATACCTTCGAGAACCGTAAGCTTCTTCGCAACGGCAAGATGGGCTGGGATACGGTCTACTCTTCCAACGGCGTTCCGACCGGTCTTATCATGGCGCGGTCTATGGAGATGGCCAAGGAGAGACGGATGCTGTCTCTCACCGAGAAGAAGCCTATCATGGTGGATCCTGACTCGGTCAACTCAGATTACCTTACCGGCCTCGACCTCTTAGCGGAGGCGGCGACGGATTACCTGGTACCACCGTGGGTAATTGGAGCGACACGGATGTGGGTCAAGGAACAGGACGAACCTGTGGCCTCCTCAAAGAGACAACCGACCGCGCTTCCTTCTCGATGTCGAACCATCAAGGATGACGGCATCCGTTGCATGCTATGGAGCAGCGGACGTCCCAAGGATGACGGACTATGTCGAGTGCATCTCCGCTCTGTAAAGAAGAGACCAGGCGAGGATATAGAACGGGCAAGGCAAAAGCTAACTCAGGCAGCACCGTATGCAGTTGACATGCTTGAGGACATGATGGAAAACGCAATCTCTGAACCGGTGAAATTAAAAGCAGCTACGGAGATTCTTGACCGTGCTGGTGTTCGAGGCGGTATAGAGTTCGACACTAACATCAAGGTTATTGATGACCGGCCTGCGGCGATAATTATTCAAGAGAGGCTTGACCGTCTTGCAGCATCTGCAGGCGAACGGGCGCTCGAATTAGTACAGGCAGGTGTAGTAGAGAGTGACACTAGTGACATTCAGGATGCCGATGAAGTACAGGAAGAGGAAAAGGACTAGTGGACATTCACGATTTAATGACGGCGGCACGCGAACACGCTGACCGACTCACCAGTGACGTTGAGCTATGCTCCACTCGTGAGGAACATGTTCGCCTAACGGCAAGGGCAAATGAGGCTGAGAACATTGCCAACGATCTTTACAAGTACGTTATTACATTAACGGCGGCTGACACGTTAGGATAACGGCATGCTTAAAAAGACGTCCGACGCTCCTGGTCTTGTAATTGCCGCTGCCGAAAAGTATCTCGGTTATCAATGCCGGCCTGGTAATGTCTCCGTGTTTGGAGAGACGGTTGGCTATAGCGGCCTGACATGGTCGGGTGCATTTATCGATGTTGTTTTTCGTGAGGCAGGCTTTCAATC